CGCGTCCTGGATCTCAGTTGCACTTAACGTTAATTCGGGCGGAAACTGAGGGGCTATTGTCAAACCATTTAAATCTGGTTTGGTCAACAGACCTTTTGACCTGTAAAGATACTCTACTGTTACCAGTAGACATTCTTCCATGCCATACAGTTTCATCCCAAACGTCAGTGCGAGGGCCAGTGTTAAGGGGCTCCCATAGAAAACCATCTCTGGTTTTCCGGGTACATCCAAATTTAGACACAACCCGAGCATGCTCATGATTGTGCTTGCTGGCAAAGAAGTCCAGCAATGAGATGTACCCCCCTCGGTCTCGTTGTTGAGTTCGGTTAGAAATTGACCAAACTCGGACCTCGTCCCGATGAAGGCGCGAATTCCATCTAGTTCTAAGATGGCGTTCATCGCTTCCACTGAAAGAGGTGAGACCGGAGAAACCAGCGTCGTGGATTCCCACAACCCTGATTCCACGCAATATGCGTGCAGGAATGTGGGATCTAAGGTTGTCTGATGCATGCCATAATCCTTTATTAAAGAGATTGTTGCAGGTATCAATAACAGCCTGACACGACGCCGGGCTGTCAACGACTAATGTCTTGGGCTTAACAGGGGTTACATCGTAACCCATGTACCCATCGACTCCGCAGGACTCTCTATAACTTCCGGCAACATAGCTCTTTGCTATGTTGACTTGTAGCTGTAGAAGGTCCATTATGCGGACAAGTCGTTCGTACCCGTGTGTCGGAATGATAATATCATCTCCATACACCCGTACTTGGCTCGACAGTCTCCTAATCTTCTGCATACTTACTTTCCCCTCGATGCAAGCACCGAGAGAAAGGCAGAGGAACACAAGAGATTGAACAGGAAAAGTCGTTGCTGTGCCTTGCGAGGCAAATTTCCTAAGTTTTAGGAAACCCCTATTTGGGGAACAATCGTCCCTCAAATACCTCGTACGTGCGGCGTGCAAAGCGTTTAAAATAGAAGGTTTACTTCTAAATATACGCTCCACGGTCCAACACGAAAGCCGATCACTTGCATCCTTCAAATCGACGGTTGCAAGATTTCGGTCTTTAGACGCTCCAAGGACCATGTCGCCTGATAATTGTTGCTTCTCAAAGTTGATGAAGGTTCCGGCAATTGACCGGTTTACTCCATCAACAAGAAACTCGCGAATGAGCTGTTGACACCACATATGTGATGTCGGCTCAGACGCGATAATCCTAGGACCTTTTGCAGTCTTAGGAACGCATATCAGACGGCTAGCAGTCTCATGTCGAGACGGCCTTTCCGTGGGAGCTCCGTCCGAACGGCCGGAAAACTCATACGGAAATTCTTCCTCGAGCTTATCAGGCCAGCTAGGGAACTGAGATTTCTCCCAGTTCTTAAGCCTTTCTGAGACAGCACCAAGGCCATGCTTAAAGCCGATTCCGCGCCCAGCCCGATACCTATCGATTGAGAAATCGAGAGGCTCAAAGCGAGGTAAGGAACCGATGACTAAGTCAGCGACATGCTGAACCTGGTCTAGGAGGCGTTGGTCGTTTCGACTTCCACATTCCCCTCGCCGAAGGGAGTCTTCGCAGACCCCTTTAGTGAAAAGGTTGTGCAGCCGATTAACAGGAACGCAATCACGCAAAGCGCGATTATGTGCCCGTTGACCGACACCGAGCGTATCGTAATCCCATCCAAAAGACGGGTTACGAAGTCTCTGTTCGATGACATGGTAGTTCTCCAATGCGGCGTTGCGTCGCGAAGGAGCGCATTCCACAGCCAGCTTTTTCCCTAAGCAGAAAATCTGCCGTAGGAAGAAAACTGCGTTTACATCGACATCCTGCAACAAGCAGGCATCCCTATCAAACACGCGAAGCCAGAGTCCCGAGAAAAATCTCGGCACTCTAACCTCTTTGGAAGTCCTTCGAGTGAAGGCTCCATCGAGACAAAGTCGCCCGGTTTCGAGACCCTGCAAGAGCAGGGCATCTAACGCCGGTAGGTCCAACGTGAAAACGCTAAGACCACGTGTTTGACAGTAAAGGGCGAGTCTTTTGAAGTCAAGACCCAAACCCCTCATTGCCGGGTACGATGCTTGGACATCCGTAAGGATTCCTTGCATGACATGGAGCAATGCACTCGTTTGGCTTTTCATTAACTGAACCTTTCAGTTCGTGCTAAATCCAAACCGCAGAACGCACACCCTCTTTAGAAGACTGGCTCCTAAACCAGCCTAAAGAACCTCGAATTCCTGAAACAGACGGCTACGTATCTTATCCGCCCCACCCGTGGGTGTCGCTTATTATACGATAAGGCTTTTAAATCAGGATTCGAAATTCATCAACTTCGTGATATTCGCGTTCGTGCTGGCTGTAAGCCAAGCATAAAGCGAGCTCGCAACGTAGGTCGGGTCAACAAGGGTATCACCCTGCTGATTCTCGATCACGGTATACACTTTCCGAACAACGGAAAGGGTAGCGGGAGCAACCGGAAACACGGTATGCACCAACTCGACATTGTGACGGTCAATAATGACCCCACGCTTCTTGTCGGTGTAACTGGAGTTCCGGATGTTCAGTCGAAACTCATCGACCGTAGACCGAAGAAGATACGTAGAACCGTATCCATCTTGGTTAATACGAACGAGAGCTTTCGCCACGGAGTTGACGGTAAGGGTTTGCGGATCTGCGAACATGACATTGTTCCTTTACTTGAACGTTTGCGACACAGGGTCTACTAAGACCTCGTTATCGCTAACGAAGCAAGTATACCCATCTGGACCCCGTTTAGGAACGGGATCTGGGCAGTTGGAGCCACAAAGGCGGTAGCTCGTTCCTTTGCCTCCCTCTTGATCGAAATTGGAGTAATACTCCAATCAGGACCAGAGGCGCCAGGGTACGAATACTCCGTCCGCGTATGTCTCATGACAGAAACGTCACTGAGAACGGCTGGTATAATATTTCTCGACGCCTTGAAAAAGTCGCCGATATTACTACACCAGTCCGCTAGCCAAGACCATGGCATGGCCTCCCAAAGGGTCGATTGATCCAGAGTGAGACCAAGCACAGCTCTTCGAGCTAGTCTACGCATATCTGCTGGAGCAGAAATAGCCGGAACATCTGTAGGTAACCACCTACAATGCGCACGGATATCTATGCTCGTACTTCCGACGAAATCTCCATTAATGAGAATGCCGTCAGATTGTATAGTTCGTGGGTAGACTGTAGTAGCCGACCCCCGCCAGACAGATATAGTCCTCCGAAGACCTTTGGAGGACACGAGACGTTGAATCTCGCCAACACGTCTATCGACGACGTCAGCGAAATGCAACAATCGTGTCAGATCACCAACTAAGGGACGAATCCCGTATTGGTATCTCAAATTTGCCTGAGCATTGGAGCGAAGGGAGGTGTCAAAAAGACCCCTACCCTCCACTTGCCAAAGCCTGGACAATTCTCCTAACTCCAGTATGTTTACCGGGATGTCCACATAAGGACGACTCGGGTTCGTACGTGCAGCAGCTAAAGTAGCCGCAACCACGTCACTGGGGTCTTCAGAGATTCCTATGTGAGGGAATTCAGCACTATTATGCAGCACATCAGCCACATAATCGTAAAAGGCGGCTGAGAAAAAGCCCTGATAAGGGCGATTTATCTTGCCACCACTGAATTCAACATGGTTGACACGTAATGGAGCGTTATCACCAGGTCCGATAACATCGGAACAAGATGATAGCCCTGCAAACGTTTGTCCACCGCCGAAGGTAGTGCCAAACCTTTCCCACGAACCAAGGTCCGTGGTGTATATGTTTGATCTATCTCGGCCAGGCATAGGACTTACTCCAACATGAGGGAAACGTCTAAGACTTGGGAGAAATCCCGCGTAAAAGACGTGGCGAGGCCTTAC